TTCTGAATGGCCTCCCACTCTTTATCAGAGATATAAATCTCAACATCTTTCTTCTTCGCACCGACTCTATCTCTGGCAGCGTTCAAACATTGCTGTGAAACCTTAGCAAGGTCTTCTTTGTGCTCCCTATCTTTTAGATCTGGATTAGCCTGTTTAGCAAGTTCAATGTTCCTACTAGCCACCAACTGTGCAAGACGTTCTTTTGGAGCGTTCATCAAAGCATTGTCGAGTTTGTCATTAAGCGAAGACACTTCGGCTGCATACTTCTTAGCTGCCGCAGGATCTCTATCTTGCTCTTTAACTGCTAAGTATTCCTTTCTAGCGGTATTAGCCAACGCTTTAAGACGATTAGCATGATCAGCGTAAACACGTTCGATTACCGGGGCTTCAGGAGACATAAGATCTCTAGCGTCTTTGGTAATCGCCATCTTATCGACTCTAGAAAGGTGTGGACGATCTTCATAATATACTGTTCCGTCTTTCTTCGTTAATCGTTTGGCATATGTACGACCAGTATCTTTATAGATTATCTCACCAGTCTCCGGATCGATCTTGCCTGTGTCTCTTCGTTCTGGTATTCGAGCGTCTGAAGTAGATCTAGAAATGATGGTAGATGCTCCAGCGTTCTTAGCTCCCTGATATTTCTCTTTTAGCTCAGGGATGCCATTATCAGACTTGCACTGCTTCCAATTCAGATTGTGCTTCTCAGCATCAATTACGGTAAGAGAATATCGTGTAGCCCTAGCTATTTCGTCTGGTGAGGCTCCTTTGATGGTCATGTCGGTAATCAGATTCGATACTTTACCCATCTCTGTTCCTTTATGGAACCCATCTCCTTCTCCTACTTTAGGCATTCCATCATAAGCTTTATATACCTCTTTAGGATCAAAAGATTTAAGAGACTCTAACGATTCAAAACCGGGTTTGCCCTTAAGATCTTCAGAAGTTTTGAGCTTAACCTTGGTTCCTCTAAGTGGAATAACAACCGCAGTATCGCCATCGAAGTCTGCGCCAGAAAGCTGCTCCGCAGTTGTGTGATGAATACCAATGGCTTTTTCTGCGTTACCGATTGTTTCTCTAGCTTCTTTATTTTTGTTGTTAACGGTAAGAACCGGAATCTCAAATATCCCTTGGTGTGGATATCGTACTAAAGCCAATTGCTCTCCATTATCATAATTCGGCGCGTATATTTCATTTGGCTTTAACGAATCAATAGGCAATAAAACATGCGGAGCCTGTCTTGGTAACGGTGCCGCTTTTAAATCAACAGCAGAAGCATCACAGCCTTGAGCGAATTTAAGAAGCATGTCTTTTCTAACCGTTGGATTGGTTATTTTTTGAATTTCTTTAAATTCAAGCTCTTTAGCATCATACGTCATTTTAAGCTGCTGTTCAGCAAGCTTAGGATTCTGTTTAGATAAAAACTGAGAAGCTAAAGTTTTAGACCATTTGTTCCAATCGGAATCATCGTTTACTATATTTATAGCTGACAGATGTTCTTTTCCATCGGCACCAGTATAATGCATCTGCCTAACAGTAGATCCAAATGGGTTTTCAGCATCGACTTCTCCTGTGGTCTTATCCTCTTTCATCGGTTTCAGTACTTTCATCTTATCGGTTCCAACATGCTTGTTTGTGTTAAACCGAACATCAATACCGTCCGGAAGATCGTTGCTATAAACCGCCATACCCTTCATATAATGGGTTCCGTCTACACCAATTCTAACCTGACAATATTTGTTAGAGCCAAGACTTAAATCTTCTACTCCTGGTCGAATCTCAATAAGACCATCCCTATTAAGACCTCCTTCTTCATTATATCGAATCATAATCCTCTTAGAATCGATACTCTGTGGGGGTTCGATATTTCTGGTTGTCTTTCCGTCATCTTCAAAATATACACCGTCAACAGACCTAATCTTTTCCCTATTATCATAAAGTTCTTTTTTAGTAACGTCGTCTTTCGACAGAACCTTAATGGTAGTCTTCTGATTACGGTTGGTCGCCTGAGGCAAATATATATTCTGAACTACATATCCTTCATCCTCAAGCATCTTGGTTGCGTTCTTGAGCTTTTCCTTAGAAATGCCCAACTGTCTTTCAACACCAGCACCGACATCCAAATATTTCTTCTCGGCAACCTGCTCTTTCAAAGTGTTGGCAATGTTAGCTGTTTTATTAGCTCTTTCAGTCATTGCGTCTTTAAATAGGTTTCTAACTGAACTCTCTGGCATTCCCAATCGTTCGCCAATTGCTGTGTTAGACATTCCTTTGTCTCGCCAACGAATAGCCTGTGCCCTGTCTCCAGCACGTTTCTCGGCTTTAGCGTTAGACTTAATCTGTCTAAGTTCGCCAACTGACTTATAACCTAAAGCCTTAGCAATATCAGCGTCACCATAACCTTTGTCAGATAACTCTTGAATATTGGAAAGAACTGTTTTACTTCTCTGATACTTTTCGCCAGAACCCCATGGATATCGTCCTGAATGCCTTGGTGTTCCATAATGCGAAATTGCTTCTGATCCGGTAGACGCATCGTTTGTAAATATCAATTCGTCTTTAGGTCGCGGTTGTGTCCTGAACAGTCTTTCAAAACGATTTCGAAAGCTGCTAAATATCTTTTTCTCGGACATTAAAGTTCTTCCTCCTTAATGCGTTTGATTATCTTGTCCAATCTCACGATGGTATCCATGATTGGTACAATCTCATCGACTTCCGGATTGTGATAAATAATCTCGTCATTTTGATAAATTCTCAGCTCCATCTCTATTTCTCTTGGTTTAACGGCATACTCTAAACAAAAAAAGGCGGCATATACTTCCAGCTGTCTCATGTTTGCTGGATGTATACCCGTCTTCAAATCGTGAATTCGTAATAATCCGTTTTTAAAAGAAATAGCATCTGCTGTTCCAAATGCATTCTCTGAATAATATAAAACTTGCTCTGGTGTCATTTTGTAACCAATCGCATCGTTCACATACATATTCAAAGTCTTCTTAGATTTAGGAAGTTTGATTCCCAATTCAATTGCTTCGGCTGCAAATGCATGAAGCTTAACTCCTCGTCTTACTGCGATTTCTCTAGCTCGGTAAATATCAACCAGCTTTTCGTCTGTGTAGTTGACCCAAGCCGACTGACTAGCACTAAGAAACGCATGCTGTCCTTTAAGTCGCGAATGATCGTTGAATTGCATCTAATACCTCCTCCTCATTTTCTGGGTAGATAAAAGATGCAAATGACATGTCGTTCATTTTAGACACGTAGTATTCCTGATTGGGTCGTCTTGAAGCGGTTTTGGATTTCTTGCATTCCAAAGCCGCCCACCTATCGTTGCACAAAATCAAAAGATCAGGAATTCCTTGAATGTAGCTTGAATCGTTCTTTAACACTATTGCTCCTTCAAAACGATCCTTGATCTTTTTAATCAATTGTGCTTGGAATTTGCTTTCCAACATCTTTTATTCCTCCTTTCTGCACGAAAAAAATAAAGGACTTGTACCTTTTAAAGGCATCCTCCCTCTCCATAATAGGCGTTGTAAATGTTGCGAGGCTAATTTTGGACAAATCCGCGTATGTTGAAATCTTTCTTGTTACGCAATGCTCTTCCGATCGCTAAATCTATAGAAGCCCGAGATTTAATCTTGTAGAAATATAAATCAACGAACGGCGTGTTGAGTCTGTCAATTCTTCCAGAAGCTTGAACCGTAGTTTTGTAAGAATAGCTCTGACTGTAAAACACAATCGTATCAGTCTCTATACAATTCCAGCCTTCGGCTCCTGCTGTGTACTGAACCAAATATACCCATCTATCTGTTTTTGGAATCGGCTCGTGCTTATGCCCGTTCCATTCGGCCACTACGGTTCCTTTCTTGTATTTGGCATTCTTCAAAATATCAAGCTCGTAGTCGAAGTTGTAGAACACAATTATCTTCTTCCGTTTCTTCGAAATGTTAACGACTGCATCTATACGACTTTGATGTGAATTTGTAACTCGCCGCAAAACGTAACAGAGTTCAGAGGCGGTAGGGATTGGTTCGTTCTTGTATGGATTCCATCTATCTTTCATTACCTTCTTATACAACTCTCTGTCGTAGTCAACAGTCATTGGCTCTTCGTGTGAAACGGTATGCCTTACGAATTTCATGTCGACCAAAATATCATTACGCAACCTGAGCAAATAACCCTGACCTCTATATCCTTTAACTTTTGGGAACTTAGTTATGTAAGGATCGTAGACAACATGATTTCTAACAAACTCGCTTCGGTTCCGAAAATATCCATTCGCTATGAACACGGGAATGTAGTCGCTCCATGTGTCTCCGGGAGTCGCACTAAGCAATATCCATCTGTTGTTTCGAGCTATCTTCAAAAACGCTTTAACCCATTGACCTTTGCCAACAACTCGCTGTTCGTCGAATATAAAGAAAGAGCCCGTCGCGTCTTTGTACTTGGAAATGTTGTTCCAAGAGTCAACAGTAACGAGCTCTTCGCCAATATTAAAAGGTGAGCATTCAGCTTCCCATTCCTTCGTATCTCTCTTTCGAGCAGTAGTGATGATGTATAAGTTAATAAGCGTCTTCATTTTCGGTTTGGCCGAAGCTAAGTTGCCTCCGCACTCTTTCTCAAAGTAGTAAGCCAAAGCCGTTCGGGATTTCCCAGTTCCAACTCCTCCACATAAAATCTTGCCAGAGTCCAATTTGTTAACTGCCGCTCTTTGATGCTCATACAAAGAAATTGCCATGAATGCTCACCTCCTCTAAATAAGCTATCGTGGGTAATGATTTGCACATTACATGGCAACCTGTTATTTTTAGCTCCCCTTCGAAAATTTGCTCTCGTATGCATCCGAGTGTTGCCCATGGGAGATAGCGTCTACCTATTCCGCCACCACGATAGTTTTTAGCGACGTAAAGTCTGCTTTACGTTAATAACAGCCGTGTGTGTACAGCCACCATTTTTTCTTTTTTTCTTCCTCAGTAGCATGGGATTCATAAATATATCCAACAAACCAAAATAGCACTGAGAAAATTGTCGTAATTATTCCTGTTACCATATATCTTCGCCTCGTTCGCTTTAAGCGTCCTTACGTTAGTTGCCCTCAAAAGAGGGCGATGCTACATTATAGTTGGATTCCCGTCCGGGTACATTTGGCATCATCCCCTTTATCGTCCTTTGCATCACTTCAAATTAGCGTTTAACAGGTCACGTAATTCATCAACCCATGATTTCGGAATTGACATATTTGCATCGGTATATCTCTCAATAGCACACAGTATTTCATCAATTCTTTCACCGTCATGAATATAACGTGGTGTTAGCCCTACAGGTGGCTTTTGACTATTTTCCATACTCTCGTCACTCCCATTTGTATACACCGCATTTTGTACAGCAATATTCTTTTCGCTTGCCACAATGCTCGTTAATTTCATCACCGTATAATACACGTATGAACTCATAATTATGCCTGCAAAACATTTTTCTCAGTGTTTTCAACATTACCACACCTTC